CTAGGAGATTTTTCAACTAATTCTATATCTTTTGCTGGTAAATTTTCTTTTTCCATATTACACTAATTCTTTATAAGTATTTACTAACTTGTTCTTTAAAGTACTTTCAACAACCACTTCAAGTGCATTCTCTTTTCTAATGATTGTGTTCTTTACACCCTCTTCTAATTTAGCACTTGGAACAAAGCCATACTTTACTTTATCACCATCTTCAAAGATATTAAGAATGCCAATTCCAATGTCAATAGATGTTAACTTTACATCAGATAAATTGGAGTCATTAACTTCATCTGTAATACAATATATTGCTAAGTCTGATAACTTATTAAACACCTTAGCATTAATTGAAGTTAAAACAGAAAGTCCTTCAATTATATTTCTAGTTTCATTTAATTTATTCTCCATAATCATCATCCTCCCAATCTTCTTCTTCTTCTTTTAATGCTTTCTTTTGTTCTCTATCAATGGTCTTTAATACTTTTATATTGCTTCTATATAACAAATACTTGTAAGTCTTCTCTAAGTTAGTAGCATAATTATCATAAGACTTGTCTAACTTATCTTTTATACATACCCCTAATGTTTGCTCTCTTGTAGGAATATTATACAAGTAATGCTTAAGTTCACTTATTATGTCTTTTAACATATTAGTTTCCACTACTGAAGTCATAATCTTGTAAGACTTCACAAATTGCAAAGTATGTTTGCTTAATTTCACCTTCAAAGACATCTTCAGTTTTAACTTGTTTTAAGGCTGTCTTAAAGTCCATGTTTTCTAAATTGACCATTTGATAAAGTTCCAAAGCAGACACTAATGTTTTAAATTCAGTTAATTTAGGAATAGTAATTGTAATCCCTTCAAATACTGAGATAAGTCTCAATAAACTTTCTTTATCTACTAAATAAACTAACTCACTTAAAGTAGAGTATTTAGGGTTATTACTCAATTTGAATAAAGCAAAGAGCATCATTGAGTAAATATCTTTCTCATTCATTTCATTTAAACTTTTAACAATGTTGCTTTTCATTAGTATTCCTCCTCAGAACCACTTCCATAAACTTCTTTATATAAGTTTGACATCACTGCTTCTACAGCGTCATCAGGAAGCACATACTTATTTTTTGTATCTGATATTTTATTATTTAGTAAATATCTTGCTTTATTTGTTAATACTTTTACATAATCAGCATACTTATCATCTAATTTCCAAAGCACTGCTGGTTTATCTTTTTCTTTATTAAGAAGTCTACAGTAGTAGGTATCAATTTTACTTTCATCAATACCTTCTTTATCTGCCTTCCTTTCTAATTTCTTAGCATTCTCAGCACATAAAGTAATTGAACTGATAAATGTTAGTAAACAAGAAATATACAGTCTTTTACACATTAATTTATCATGTCTATAGGGAGACTGCTTAATAACCTTATAAACAGTCTTTGGGAATATTGCAAGTAAATTTTGCATATCCTCATATAAATCTTCTGCATAAGATGGCTGAATTGCAGATAGCATATATTTCCCCATTGCCTCTGCTTCTTCATCATCATAACCTGCTCCTACAACTCTATTGAACTCCTCCTTTTGAAAGGAAGTTTTAAGATGTCTGAAAGTTGTTTCAGCATAGTTTTTAAGGGATTTAATTTTTTCTCCCTCTCTCTCTTTCTTTAAATATCTTCTATAGATAGTACTTGCAGCATATTGGGCATACTTGTCATAATCATCCATATTACTAAACAGATGTGCCTTACTAGCAAACATGTAATAAACTAGATACATGTATTTAAAGAGTTTACTATCATTTCTCACATCTTTACCTGAATAAAATTCTTCATCAAACTCTTTACACATATCTACATATTTTAAATCTTTAGGCTTATTATATAACATTACTCACCCCTCTCACATCCTTCTCTACTACTATTTCAGAATCAGTTGGAATTCCCAACTCTGATGCATGATGAGATACAATAAACACACTATCAATTGTACTTAATTCATCAGCAATGAAGTCAAGAACCTTATCACAACTCACACTGTCTAAATTATCTGTAATTTCATCTAGTACTAATATATTGCAATTAAATCCTAAGTAATTAACTAAAAGGCTTCTAATTGCAAATTGAATAACAAGGTCAACCCTTTGTTTTTCTCCTCCAGATAAATTTTCATATTCTTTCTTCAGATATGAAATTTCAATGTTATTACCATCTAGAGAAAACACAATCTCATCAGTACCAAATATCTTAGCACAATATTCTTTTGACTTTTTACTGATGTACTCAATAATATCAGATAACAAGAATCCTCTAAAGTCTCTCTTTAAATATGTATTCATTTTAGAAATAATATCTAAATGTTTATTTAAATCATCTAGTGCCTCTTTTTCAGACTTAATACTAATTTCTAATGAAGTAACATTATTATTTAACTCAGAAATACTTCCTTGTATTCTAGTGATATTATTTTCATGATTAGACTTTATATTATTAATGTTTGTTATAGTTGTACTTACTAGGGTTTTATTTCCAGTAATTGTAGTAAGTGTACCATTCAATTTACCTACTTGTAACTGAATGTCATCAAAAGTTTTTTTGCTAGTAGCAATGCTTGCATCAAACTTTTCATTAATTGCAGTCAGAACATTTTGATATAAAATACTATCATCATTCTTCTCTGCTTTAAGGTCTGATTCTTTCTTTCTCCACTCTTCTAATTCTGATTTTTGTTTAGAAGTATCTGGCTTAACTGCACCAGGAATCTTTTGACCACATGTTGGACACACATCCTTAATGGATTCTAATCTAGAGATTTCACTAGTTAAAGCAAAGATGTGTTTAGTAATCTCACTTCCTCTTTCATTAAATTCTGCAACATATTCATCATGCTGGTCTCTAACTGTTTTGACAGCATTTTGTTTATCTTCATATATCTTAGTGTATTCTTCATTGGCCTTTTTAGCCTCTTCTGTCAACTTTTGAATATCAGATATAGTTTTACTTTCTTCATCAATTAACTTATCTAATTCAGCCTTTAAGGTAGATATTTGAGAATCATAGTCAGTTGGCTTAGATGCTTCTATCAATTCTGCTCTTGCAGACTCTAATTGCTGACTGTATACCTTAAATTTAGATTCATCAGCAAGAATCTTATCTTCTATCTCTCTAACTTTTTTACTTAATTCAATGCTTCTTGCTTCAACTCTATTCTTTAAGTCTTGAATCATGTAATCTGATTTTGATAGATGTTCAAGAATTTCCTTTCTCTTTGCTGGTGTATTATTTGTAAATCTATTAGGCATGCCTTGACCAATTAAAATAACACTACCAATAAGTTCAGAAGTAATGTCAGGCATAAGTTGAGAAAGCACTTCTTCAGATTCTCTAATACCCTTACCACTTCTATCTACTCCATCAACAGTAATTTTCAAATTAGTTCCATATTTACTATCATCTTTACTTCTTAATAAAGTATAGTCATGGCCATCTAAATTAAAGTCTAAAGACACCCAGCATCCATCATCAAAGTAAAGATTTCCTAAATTTGTTTTAAGTCCTTGTAAAGTCTCTCCTGTTAAAACAAAACTGATAGCATTAAAAATTGAGGATTTACCACTTCCATTAGACTTGGCAGCATCTCTGACATCTCTATTAATTCCACTAACCAGACAAAAGCCTCTATCATCTAAATTGATAACAGATTCTTCAAAACTAAGAAAGTGATGTAATGTAATTGACTTAAATTTTATCATCATATTTCTGACTTCTTCATCTCCTGTATAACTACAGTTGCAAACATCCCTCTGATATAATCAATACTAGCATTTTCAAAGAATTCTAATTCAGTTGAGTAATGCATAGGAATTTCTTCTTTTCCAAATTTTTCACATCCCCAACTTATTCTTAAGGTATACATTGGCTCATCAAATAAATCAACAGAAACTTTATCTATTTCTACATAACCATTGAGAAAAGGAGATTCTTTTTTAAGAGCCTTAGTAACATCTTTTAGGAAAGAATTAGTGATTTCAATTTTCATTACTTACATACCTCCTGTAGTTCAGAGAGCACAACTTCAGATTTCCCTAACTTCTCTAAAACAAACAATTTAAATTTTTCTAAGTGGTCCACTGTTTGAAGTTGTTCAATAGCATCTTCTAAAGTAAAATCATCTGCTTTTACATAATAACTAATCTTACTGCAAAGCAATTTCACATTTCTCAGTTCTTTTTCAAGAGTATCTTTAAGAGATTCCTCACACTTAATTGATACAACTGCATTCTCCTTTAAGAATTCTAATTGACCAATATTTGCCCTTTCATTCATTTCCAATTTGTAGAAATTCATGGCATATGGATTCTCAATAAATTCAATCTCTAAAGTATCAGTATCCAAAATACCAATATGATGTCCATACTTAAAAGCATCTTCACTAAAGTTTTGTCCTGTAAGGTTTCCAAGGTTTAAAATTTTTCTAGGAGAAACCCAACCACCATTATGTAAGTGACCATTAATATATAAGTCACAATTATCTTCTATATCTTGAATACTGAATCCTGTTTTAGATATAAACATCCCCATTCGATAGTCCTTAATATCGTTATGGGAAAGTATAATCATTTTTTTATTAGGACTTCTATTCTTAAGATATTCATTTAAAGGTTTTCTACTATCCTCAGTAATGTATGGTAAAAATAGAAACTCTGTTTTATCATCTAGAGGGTAAATATATGGGACATCTTCAACTGCACCTAAGTTATAAAGAACTTGTGTTGAGTTATATTCTAAAGATGTCATACCACTTTCATGGTTGCCTACTAAAAAATGTCTCAATCTAGGTTTCTTAGACCACTCAACCTCACTTAAAGCAGTTATCTCTTCTGCATTTAGTTCTGGTTTATCAAAAAAGTCACCTAGGAAAATTTCTTCATCACAAGAGTATTCATCTGCCATCTTTTCAACCCAGTTTAAGGACTTAATAAGATATTCCAATCTAGTAGAAAAATACTCACCCCTACTTCTTAAGATAGATGAATAAGTTGACCAATGAACATCTCCACAAAGTAAAACTCTCATTTTATACCTCTCATTTTATTATACAACTTTTTTATTATTATGTCAATTCATAATATCCACAATATCATCTTCAACCTTACTTTCAGATATTCCTGTTAACTTAGAGATGATTTCTGCTTCTTCTTGTTCCCCTTCAACAACCTCTACTGCATCCGATATCCAAGCAATAGTATTATTTAATGCTTTTCTTAAAATCTCATCACTTATTTCTGGTGTGTAGACTTTTCCTGTTCTTGCTTTTCCTGCAACAACAACATCTATACACATTTCTAATATATCTAATAAGTTGATATCTTCACAGCAATGGTCTGCTGGATGGTGTCTTTCAAGAGTGACATGGTCTTGATACCATTTCAATTGCTTGAACTCATCACCAACCTTCTTAGATTTAAGAGCATCATAATAATCTTTTAGATGTTCTTTATCTATTTTAGTCCAGTCATGATGTGAGCATCTTCCCATAAAGGTGTATGCTAGTGCTTCAGCAACAGACATAACAGCACTGATGTGTTTAATAGAATCACTGAGAACATCAGACATTGTGAAATTAGAATCCATTGCTCTAGTATCACATTTAGTTGTTTTTAAAATTTTAATCTTATCACTCATAGTAATCCTCCTAGGACATAACAGCACATATAATATAATCTATCAATCTGCTTGATGAAATGTCTAATTCACCATTCTTTAATTTATAATCAAAGTCAACTAAGAATTTATATATGGACTTTAACTTCTCATCACTGAACTTGTTACAATTCTTATTCTTCATAATATTGAACTGTACAGGTTTGATTCCTAGTTTCTCAGCAGTAGCATCTTTGTCTAATTGAATTTGAAGAATTGCTTTAAATTGTCTTCTTAAAATTGTAATTAATCCAACTGCTTCTACATCAATGTTATCTATATCTTTTAAGATTCTATCAACTTCTCTAGCATCTCTTGCACAGATAGCATTACTTAAATCAAATATTTTAAGTTCAGTTAAGTCACTATAGCCATCATCTGAGTCAATCATATCAAATACATCATCCTGACTCTTTTTATCAAAGCAAGAAATTTTCTTCATCTCATTGTCAAGTCTGTAAATATCACTGTTTGCTACAGAGCATAGCCATTTGATTTTAGACTCATTGAGACCTGGGCACATTGCTTTCATGTAATCAACTATTTGCCATTCTTGAAGTTTAGGAATTTCAAAATACATCTCCAAATCTTTAAGTTGCTTAAGTGTTTTCTCTTCTACATCTTTACAAATAACAATTGCATTCTTAATTGTATTGAGTTCTTTTGTTAACTTAGTGGAAAACTTATCTACCACAAATAATCTCAAACAATCTATATCAGAGAAATCAAACATACTATTTTGAAAATCTAAAAACTTTGTATCAAAATCATCTTCAGAGGAAAGTTTTAATTCCTTAAATGCTGCTATAGCATTAGCATATTGATAAGCAATAAAAGGAGTGTCTTTATAACACAACACTATTAAAGAATCTTCCAAATTTTTATTTTGAATTGCTCTCTTTAATTCTGCTAATGTTTTCATTCTCTACATACTTTCCAGAGTTCCTGCAATAAACTCTCTACTAAACATTCTTTATTATATCTCAAATCAGTTAACTTTTTTAATGAATTACTTGCTGTTTCATACATCTTACAAATAATTATATCAGGTTCATTGGAATATCTCAAGAACATTCTTTCCAATAATACTCTATAAAATAAATCAACCTCAAATTTATCAGTGTCTTCTTTATAATTAAATTTTTGTGAAATCTTAAATATATTTGTGAATCTTGCTCTTCTCAGATTAGTAATAATGTTATCACATAAATCTACTAGAGCATTTAAACTTTCAACACTTGTTTTAAGTATTTGGCCAGGAGTATGACAATAATAAAGCAACTTATCTACATCTGAATCAAAATCTAAAAACTGCATTAATTCTTCTTTAGAGTAAGGTTCAAATTCAAAGGACATACATCTATTTACAACTGTATCTAAAAGAAGTGCTTTAGATGTGCTTATTAAAATTATATAAGCATTGATTGAAGGTTCCTCTAAAAACTTTAAGATTATATTTTGCTGTCTTTCATTAATTCTATTTACATCAATTAAATAAAAATGAGCAGTTGAGTTTATATAAATATTTTCAATAGTCTCTAGTGATATTTCATCTGTAATATCAATAACATCTAAATGATAATGTTCTGACATCATCTGAACAGCAGTATGCTTTCCACATCCTTGTTCACCTAATAGAAGAATTGAATGAGGAAGTGTTGCAATAGAATATGATTTTAATTTCTTAACCAAATTCTTTTGACCAACCATTACATCACACCTCTACAAATATTTAAGAATTTAACTGCAATTGTTGTTCTAGGCATTGTATCATACTTCAAAGATATTTTAAGTTCTAATAAAGCACTTACAAGATGGTTGAAGAATTTAACAGCATCTTCAATACCTACAGCATATTGCACACAATTTGTATCACCTTTAAATCTTGGCTTTTCTATTGAAGAAGGAATCTTTGTAACAGTGATATCATTAAATAGACAATATTTATTTAAATCTAATGCAAAGTCTAAGAACTGTTCAATAAAGATTTTAATGTCTTTACCTGAATTATAAATTTCATCTACAAGACTTAGAACTTCTTTTTGATTATTATCATACAAAGCATTGTTTAACTTTAAGAATGTCTCATAAGAGAAGTTGCCTAATGCATCAATGACATTTGTGATATCCAAGTCAGTATTATAACCTGCACACTTCTCAAGCATAGCAATAGCATCTCTCATACCACCAGCACTTAGTTGGCTAATGTATCTGCATGCCTCATCATAATTAACAAAATGTTCTTGCTCACAAATATAAACTAATCTTTGTTTGATTGCCTCAGTTGAAATCTTACTAAGATTAAATCTCATTACTCTATTTAAAATAGTAGTAGGAATCTTTTGAGGGTCAGTAGTACAAAAGATAAAGATTGTATATTTAGGTGGCTCTTCAATACACTTTAAAAATGCATTCCAGCCAGCATTAGTTATCATGTGACACTCATCTACAATCATTACTTTATATTCAGAATCAATGGCTCTTGTCTTTGCTTCATCAATGAGTAATCTAATATTGTCAACACCATTATTAGAGGCACCATCAATTTCAATAGGTGAGCCTTGACCGTGATTTAGTTCATTAGCAAAAATTCTAGCAATAGTAGTTTTACCATCACCAGAAGGACCACTAAACAAATAAACATTAGTAAAAGTATTTGTTTCTAATTGTCTTTGAAGAATCTTCTTAGTGGAACTTTGCTCACACACTTCTTCAAATGTTTTAGGTCTGTATTTTGTTGCTAAACTCATCTATATCACCTCAAATCTCTTCAATAATTTCAATCTGGTCAATAGGTAACCACCCTGACCAAAAACCTGCATTACTAGTGTAAGTACCATTTACTAGAATAAGTCTTTGATTAATTTTGATAACATCTACTCTCATCTCATCATATTTAGGAAATGTTCCTCTATTTAGATTATACATCAAAGAATCATTAATTGTCTCATCTAATAATGATTTATTTAATTTAATTGCATAGCACTTGTTTACTTCAAGTTTAATGCTGCAGTTCTTTTTGAATACAAACTGATGCTTAATCTCATCATAACCATCATGCTTAGCAATTTGTGTTTTCTCTAGTTGGTCTAAAATAATTTGATTAATCATGTTCAATACAATAAGTGGATAAGATGTCAGCAGCATGTAAAAGTACTGTTAAATTATACTTACCTAAAATATTTGATAAGTCTGGTAGTGGTTCTCTATCTAATGCAGAGTACTGATTAGTTAAAGTAACTACCTCTTCTTTTGTTAAGGACAAGAACATTCCTGCAATATAGTTTGCTGTGAATCCTTTTGTACCAATAATATCTCTATCTTCTGATTCTTTAACTTTAAAGCATTGCTCTTCTTGCCAGTCAAAATTGCCAAGACTATCTCTCCTTGTACCAGTATCACTATAAACTTTAACATTTCTAGCAGACACCTCATAGAAGTTAATTTTACCTAAATCATGAAGTAAACCAACAATAATCATTGTGTCTTCTGAGTAATTAGGAACAATTTGTTTTGTTGATGTTGAATTTTCATCTCCAGGAATTTCTACAACTTTAGATGCAAAGTTCTTAACTAATCTCTTAAGTGCTTTATATACATTTAAAGAATGAAGACAAAGTCCTCCAGGAAAACTGCAGTGATATCTTGTAGAAGCAGGTGCATAAAAGAAATCGGTTTCTTCTAAATATGCAATTAAACCATCTACATCACAATCAGGCCTCTTAATTGATTTAAGAGTATCAATAAATTCTTGCTTAACTTGCTTTCTCTCTTCAAATGTCAACATCTTAAATACCTCTCTAATGTGGTGGACCATCCAGGACTCGAACCTAGAACTGTTCGCTTATGAGGCGACTTCTCTACCAAATTGAGATAATGGTCCAAAAATGGTTTTTAAGAGTGTCCTTCTCTATTTAATTATTCATCTTTAGTTTCAGTGAATAAGGAAGCAACAAACATGTCATTGTACATCTTCAATAACTTGTTGAAAGCCTTTGCCAACTTCTCATAGTTAGTTGCTAACTTGTCAAATTCTTCTTTTGGTACTGTTTCACCTGCTGGTGCTTCTCTTGTAACAACTGGTGTACCATCTGCATTTTTTGGAGGCATTAATCTATTTTCCTTTCTCGTTAGATTCAATATGTTCTAACATTTTTTTATGATTTTCTTCAGTGGTAACAGTGACATACTCTGTCAACTTAGTACCATAATAATCTTTATATGTTTCTTTTAAAGATTCATCTGTCTTGAATGCTTTTTTAAGAGCATTTTTATCAATGCTTGTTGTGACTTTAGTGGTCACTTTAATAAAGTTATTTGCTTTATTTTCTTGAAGTTTCTTTAATAAACCAGCATCATCTAACCAAGTCACCTCTTCTTTAGAAAAATATGTAATGAATAAATCATTTACTTTTTCATCTTTAATCTTATTTTCTTTTGCTAACATAAGAAGTCTAGCAAAAATCTTTGCTCTTTGTTCTTGTGCAAGAGTAATAACCTCTTCTAAATTCTTTTTTTGTTCTTCAAATGCAGCAAGAGAATCATCAGTACTCTTTGCAAATCTGACTAATTCTTCAAGAGACATTTGTTCACAATCAATTACTTTTTCATTTAATTCCATAACTCAATACCTCATCTTATTAATATTATACAACTTTATTTAGATAAATGCAAGTCTTTATATTTTGGCTTGCCTTTACAATAGGTAACAAACTTATTCAATCTAGAGCAGAAAGTGGTGTGAGGTTCATCTTCAATACGGTGCTTACCCCAACCTCTATGTAATTTTCTAAGTTCTCTTTTAATAGTAAACACCTCACCAGTAAAACTGTTGAAGTGTGTTTCTATATTCTTATGCTTTCCTAATTTACAATTATTATAACAAATCATATAACAAACCCTAGTAAATGTAGTAATCAACTTTTTTGAATCCAAAACTATCAACATAATAGAAGTGTCCACCAATTTGAACAATATCACTAACAGATAATGAGTGACCTTTAAAATCTTCAGGTCTATTGATATTGAATTTTACAAAGATGTTTTCTAATGTATCTTCAATATATCTGCCTGTTTCAATCTCACCTTCATAGGTGTTCTCATAGTCCTCAATAGTGAAACCATGCTCTTCAGCAAAGTCAAATCCCATAAATCCATATTTACGGAGGGTACTTTCTTCATGTTTTAATTGATAGAGTTTGAATTTCATAGATGTTCTCCTTTATCTGAACACCTATAATTATAATGGTTGCTTTATTGATTGTCAATACTTTTATATTCTTCCTCTAATTTTTCTATCAAGAACTTCATCAGTTTATCATCAATAACATAATAATCAGTAGAGTCCTCATAGTTGAAATTAAATGCTATAACTGCATTTGATAATCTATTGGAGAATGCTTCTTTTGTATCTTTCTCAATCCACTCTTTTTTAATTGAGAATGAATCTTTAGGTGTCATGCAAGTTTTGCACTCCACTAAAGTGCTGGCTGACACAATATGGATATCCCCTTTTCTGAAAAGTCCAGCACCACTATTTGAAGTCCTAAAGCCACCTAATTTCTTAGCAACTCTATCTTCTTGAACATCAGAAGCATGTCTAGTTGCATCTTTATTCTTAGCCATTATTGTTCTTCCTTAGTGAAATCAACACCAAATGCTTCTGCAACATTAATATTTAACATTTTTTCAAATGATATAATATTTGGGTCATCTTTTCTAGATAATGTTTCATAGACTTTATCATAGAGTTTTCTCCAAATATCAAGATGTTCTTCAAAGTAAGGTTTTAAATTTTTCTTACCTCTAATCTTAATATCATTACCTTCAGAATCTTTCATTACTTCACCTGTTTCAGGGTCTTTAATAATGAATGAGCCTAATGCTGGACTGTCAATAAGTCCAAAGTAAACAGCAACATCAATTGTATCTTGAAGAATATCTACACCTTTAGAGTAGGAGATGCAGGTTCTTCCTAATCTTCTATCTGACCTGCAGACTTTTGTTTTCAAGACAGCCACTTCCATGATATATCCAGCAGGAGATTCTGCTGTATTACTCAATTCATTACCATCTTCATCAATGAATTTGCCCTTTTTAACTTTAAGTCTTAAAGAGCATCCATATTTCCATTGTCTACCTCCAGCAGTAACTTCTGATGGTCCATAAGGATTTAAACCATCTCTAAGTTGTTGAATACCAATTAATGTACAATTGTATTTAACTAATAAGGAAGTAACTTTTTTAACAAAATCACTTAAGACACCTGAGATACCTCCCATTGATTTCTTTTCAAGTGATTCATCATATGTTAATTGACCAACAAGCATATTGAGGGAATCAATAACAACCATTCCTACTTCACCAGTCTTAATCAAACTAATAACATCATCTAAGGTAGATTCTGCTGTTTGTGCCTCAGGTCTGTAACAAATAGTTTGAACAGAACTTGTGTTCATATCATAGCCAGCCAATTTAGCCCAAGCAGGGTCTACAGTACATTCTAAGTCTACATAGAGAATCTTTCTAGGATTATCTGCATTTCTCTTTAGTTCTTTCTTAATAAATGCACCACAAGCCATATATGCAAGAGTTGTTTTTCCTGAACCTTCTGGTCCTGTAATTTCAATAATTTTCTTTTCAGGAAATGAATTATACCAGCAGAAGTCTAATCCTGGACTTCCTAAAGTTAAGGTACCATATGCAGTAAGATTCTCAACTCCTACTGTAATAACATCTTTACCTTGCTTTTTTGCAATATTCTTTAAAACATCTGTTAAAGTTAAATCTGACATTATTCATCTTCCTCCTCTAAATCTGGTAACCACACTGAACCACAATATAGAATTTCATCATCCTCAGTGACAATATCATAATCTATTGTTGGTCCTTCTTCATTATATAACTCTTTTATTTCATCAGAATCCATAGAATTTAATTCACCCTCAAGAGACATTTCAAAGTCACTTACCATATCTTCAATCTCATCATAATTAAGGGAATAAATAGCAGTTCTAAGTTCTTCTAAGAATTCAGGGTCTTTATATAAATCATGTAAGTCTAATTGATTATGAAACCATTTATCTTCCATTTCTTTTACCCATTCTCTAGCACCAGGAATTAACCACCAACCTAATTCTTTGTATTCAACACCAAAGTGTTTTTTATATAAGAACGGAAGTGCATCTCTTAAGTCTTCTGATATTAAGAGGTCTGCATCTTGAAGTTCTTCTTGATAATCAAGTGCTCTACAATAACCATATATACCTAAACCTAAAGCGTAGTACATTAATTATCACCTCCAACATTTGCATTTGCTAATTTCATCTCTTCAGTTCTTGTAGAGAGAATTCTTCTAATTGTATTCATCATATCAATTCCTGAAGCCACCTTAGCCTTCACAGCACTGTAGGCATGTCTGTACACATCAGAAACAATTTCATCATTGTATGCCTTGATTTCAGCCTCTGCAGTGCAAATAGCAGATGCTCTTGTCTTGCCTTTATCATCTTTAACCTCAGATGCTTCAATGAGTTTGTTATTGTGCACTACATTGTAAGCACTTTTAGCCATATCTGCCATGACTCCAAGTTTCTCAACTCTATCATTCATAAAGTAAATCATGTTGGAAAGTTCTAGGTAATACTTTTCCAATACTTCTAGTGTTACATCATCTTGATTCTTAATACAATCAATGTACATATCAGACATTAAATCATCTAATGCTTCACATTCTTCTTTAACTAAATTTGAATATAGTCCTTCAAAATAATCTGCATTGATTTTAACACTATCAATTGATTTTTGAATTTCATTAATATCAGTCATCATCTTTACTGGCCTCCATTACTGTATAATCACTTTCTAGAAATACTCTCTTCTTCACTGAAGGAATTTCTAAATACTTATAATTATCTAATTTATTAATATTAATGGACTTTTGCCCATCTTCTTTCATTTTTTTACATGTTTCTATAGGTACAAATATCACCCTATCATGGTCTATAAACCAGATAATTGCACCTGCTATTACATTAGGCATTCCAATGTATTTAACTAACTTATCAGCCTGCCTAAAGGAATCCCAAGGAAGAGTATTTCCATAATGAGACTTCACTTCTAGCATAAACAAATGTTTTCCTGGAAAGCATATAAAGTCACAAGGATTAGATACTCCATAGTATCCTGACATATTATCTTGAAGTCTTTCAACTAAAGTTCCAGGGAATGCTTTCTTCCAATTAGATGCAAAGACAGTTTCAAACTTCTTTCCATAATTTACTTTCATATATTTAATTATTCTCTGCACTCAGGAAGAACATTCTTAATTTTTGGTCTTTCAATAACAATTGACCTACCATTACCAAATCTCATAGTTACAAATTCTTCCTTTTGAGATTCAAGTGTAATTTTAAAGTCATTAGTATTGAGAATACAACTATAAGGCTCTTCCACATTAGATTGCTCTAATTTAATTTTCTCACTGTTTTCTTTTGCAGTATCATAAATCAGTAAATCTTCACCTGTAAATTCCAAATAGGTATATAGTGTAGCAGTATTCTTTGTGGAGAAAATTGAAAGTCTTCCTAAAGCATCCAATACTGCTTGCTTATTAAAGATGACTTTATTAGTGTATGCAGTGTTGGCAACACTTCTAATAACTTTTGCAGGAACACTATTAATAAGTGCTGTATCATTATTAGTAATAGCAGTAAGTTCCACATTATCATTCTTTAATCTAATTTTAGTTTGAATTAGGGATTCAGAAATGCTAGTAAATCCAATTGTAAAATTAACATTTTCAGAAGTAAATAATTTGAAGAGTTTAACTAACTTTTCAGAAAGTAATAATCTTACAGGACTTTCAAGGTTGAAACTTGTAACACAGGCACCTGAAGCAAATGTAATAGCACCTTGTTCATCAATATAGAACATCTTTTGAACAGTGTTTCTAATTCCACTCCCACTCTTTTGAAGTTCTTTTGAGTTATATCTTAAAATATCTTGTAATGTTTCATTAGGGATAATAAACTCATTAGTCACCTCATCAATATTGATTCTAGGAAGTTCTAATAAGTCTGCTCCATCAAAAATAAGAGGGAACTTATAATTACCATTACCCTTAACTACTAATGCATTATCAACAATAGTCATATTGATAGTGTCTGTTGTAATCTTTGCAACAAGTTTTAAGAATAAACTTGCAGAAATAACTGCATGCAATTTTTCATCACTATCTATTGGAATAGAAACTGTAACAAAATACTCTCTATTAGTTACACTTAATAAGATTCTACCATCCTTTGCAGTGAGTTCTAATGTTTCAGTAACTAAAGCATCTGAACTCTCATCAACTGCTTCTAAAATACCTTTGCAGGCTTCCTGCAATTCCTTTGTCTTAAAAATCATTTATCTATTCTCCTGATTCTTCCATAATTCTTTTTATTTTTTCACTGAGTTTTACATAACCATTGGCTATAGCATCCTCAATATCTATTATAACTAAGGCACTTTTCTCCATAAGCCTTTGCATCTCTGGAGTTGCATGTGCATAATAATCTGCAATCTTAGAATAATTAAATACTAAGTGTCTTGATGCACTTAACTTCAAAAATTCTTTTTCTTCTTCTGAGACATTAGAATTATAAATCTCTTGCATCAGTTCTTGGTATTTCTTTAACCCAACAAGAGAATCCAATCTTGGACACTCTTTACTTGGAAGATATTGAGGAATACCTACCTTAGTTGTATACTTCTTATCTTCTTCAGTCTCTTCAATTTCAAATAATGTTTCAGTCTTAATCATTTTAACACCTATATTTATTATACACCTATTTTTCTAAATTTATCACTAATTATTTTTGGTACACATGAATCCCAATCTATTGTATGATGAATTCTTTGATGCTTATCTCCCATCATTCCTATCTTCACACAGGAAGGCATAGTCATAACTGTATAAAAGGATTTATTATATGTTCCATAATCCATATACACATCACTCATTCCACCTTCATTTTTTTGAGTATTTACTTGAACTAAATCCACTCTGGTATAAGTGAAGAATAAATCTCCTCTAGAGCCTAAAGTTGTATAAGTATTTACATCTTCATTGATTCTTCCAATAAATGTAAATGGCCTATCTACCTTGCAGAAGAAACTATTCATGGCTTTTCTCACTAATCCTTGCTTAAATTTAGAGCCATTCACTCCACCAATCAAGTCTCCTCCCTGAGCAAATGCTATTGTCTTTGAATCTGTCTCATCTAGAAATGTTAGAAATGCTTCAAATACTTCATCAATGTTTTTCATCTCTTTAGTTTTTAATACATTTCCTTCTGGCCATCTAAATTCAAACCATCTGTAATCATCATCTAATTCCAAGAAATAATCCAATCCTAAACTTTTTGCAATTTTGAAACATTCATTTCTAGCATAGACAATTGTTTTTCTATTATCAGATAAATCAAATGTATCAAATGTCTTGGATGTTGCCAGTTTATCAAAAACAATTACATGCTCTTCTCCACAAACTTTAATATATTCTTCAATAGTAGAATCTTCATTGTCTACAATTACAAACCACTTTCCACTATATCCACACCTTTTAAGGGAATTTAAAGTAATAAGGTTATTGGCTCTCCCATGACTCAGAATGAATACTGCAAAATTATCTCTAACCATTTATATCACCTACTGCATTTAAAATGAATTCTTTTTCACATTCTACATGGTTAAGGATAAGTTGCTCTAAGGCTTTATCCTCTGTAGAATTTTTCTTCAATTTTTCAAACTCATCTTGAATGACAGCCTTCATTTCATCTTCATACCAATGAGATACTACATATGCATCACAACTCATAGGGACTTCCATATAAGGCTTTGCAGTGTCAATCATAACTTTAGTAAGTCTTTTTGCAACTGCATCTGCATTTTCTTGAGGACATTCACCTAAGACTTCATCATGAATTGTAATTAACAGATGAAATCCCAATCTATTGAGTTCTTCATCATTATTGATGTTAATCATTGCCAACTTTGTAAGAGTAGCAGCACCACCTTGAATGATTGAGTTAACTGATTGCCTTTCTGCTTCAGCAATAAGATTTGAATTACTTCTAATGTATATATTATTTCTAGAGGCATCTTCTATTACTTCTGAAGACTGGGCTTTTGATTTACAAAGTTTTAATCTTTTTTCATATTCTTTCTTTTGTTTTTCAAATTCTGAATTAGTTCTATCTGAACAAATCAAGAAAGGATTAAAATTACTTAATTCATTTTTATCTTTATTTTTAGGTTCAATTAGATAATCAGGAAGCATAATATTAGGAAGTCTTCTTCTTCTACCATACCAATCTTCAACATATCCTAACTTTCTAACTTTCTTATGAGTATCATCAATCCACTTCTTAACTTTAGGAAATGCCTTGAAGAATTTATCAATAATGCCTTGTGCTTCTGTTTTGGACTTTCCAATTTGCTCACCAATAGAGGCAGCACCTCTACCATATTCTAGACCAAGAAGAACTGACTTGGCTTGACTTCTTCTTTCTTTTCCTTCAACTTGTTTCTCTCCTGTTACAGGATTGAACTCAAGACATTCCTCATATGGCTTATCAAATGACATTGATGCAATAACTGCATACAAATCTTTTTTATCTTTATATGCTTGAAGCATTGTCTCATCTTGAGATGCATTTGCTGTAAGCCTTGGTTCCTGTGCCGAGTAATCTGAACCAACTATCATGTGGCCATCAGATGCTTTAAACATCATTCTGACTTCTTTAGCATGTGAAGGAACTTGTTGCAAGTTAGGCTCAGTACAAGAGAATCTTCCTGTATCAGTGCCGCATTGTTTGAAACTACAGTGAATTCTATTATCAAAATTAACTTGTTGAGGAAGTGCTACAATAAAATCTCTATACAACTTTAATAACTTCTTCCTCTTAATAATTAATTTACAGATAGGAAACTCTAGTTGTTCAAGAATCTCTTCTGCAGTACCTCTTGGTTTCTGTCTGTCTACCACAGGTGCTTTTAAGATATCATATAATAAAATTGCTAGTTGGGAAGGAGATTCCAGATTGATTGGCCATTCTAATTGTTCATTCTTAGATTTGCCACCATCTTCTGATTTGGCATTCTTTTGTTTAATGTTTGCCTCATCAGTAGTTCTCCACTCATCAATAAGTGGCTTTAATTCTTGAAGTTCTGCATCAATTTGAACTTGATACTCTTCAATTTGTCTAGAGTATTTATCTCCAAGTCTCTTTGCATATTCTTGGTCAATTTCAATACCTCTAAGTTCCATGTCTTTAACTACTCTAACTAGAGGCATTTCAACATTTAGGAATAACTTAAGAATCTTTTCATTATCAGGTTTTTCAAATTCTGCTTTCTGATAATCATAAAGTCTAAGAGTCATCATAGCATCAGTTGCAGCATATAATGCAAATAAGTCAGGAGAGACTATTGCATATTCAATCCCTCCAAAGAAACTTTCAATGCTATATTTTTCATGAGTTGGGTCCACATGCCTTAAGTACTGAACTTTCAAACTAGAATCACTTCTAGAACTGTCATTCTCATCAAGAATTCTGCAGGCTATTTGAGTATCCCAATAACAAGGAAGTTCAATCTTGCAAGTACATTGAATAACTCTAATATCAAATGAAGCATTATGCATGACAATCTTGACATTATTATTTACAAGTCTTTGAAATTCTTCTCTAACATCATTTTCAGTCAATTGATTTTGTAATTTCTCTCTTGTATTAATATCTACATGATTAATAGGGATATATACTTGCTTTTGATTATAAGTATACAAACAAGGACCCATCAACTTACAAGTCAAAGGGTCTAAACTATTGTTTGTTTCAGTATCTATTGCAATTATTCCATTGAATATTGCTTTATCAATATATTTGGTTAATTCTTCTCTTTTGGTAATGACTAAAGTATCTTGAGCATGCTTGCCTAGAATTTTATACACTTCATTTTGAATATTAATAAGTTTATCTGCAAGACTAAAAGACTTAGTATTCTTTCTAGATGCAATCTTTTTAGGAGATTTAATCTTATCTAGAACAGACTTATCTTCTTCAAATGAAGTATACCATAAACTTAAATCTTCAGTCATAATTATTAGTCAAAATTATATCTTCTTCTTCTGGATTCAAGAGGATTATCTTTTACTTCAGGTTTACTGACTTCTTCTGCAGGTTCTGTTCCAAAGACAGGTGCAACATCTTCATATGCAGGGTGTGTTGGCACCTCAGAAGTTGTAATTACAGGTTTTTCCACTGCAGTTGATGTAGTTGGTGCAGGTGCAGTTACTGGAGTACTTTCAATAGAAGACTTTTCAGCAGGCTTTCTTGAAGCCATTTCACCTGTTTCAACAAATGCTTTTAATTCATCAAAGGTTCTCTCCATAAAAGAGTGTTTATTCACCATAAAGTTCTTAAAGGCAGAGAAATCTTTAACATATCCTGCTTCCTCAGTATAAATACCTTTATCTGGTTGGTATTTAACATCATAGGATGTCTTTCCATTCTCTTTAATTCTAGTAACTTTAAATAAGCAATCTCTTAAATCACCATAATCATTTAAATCTCTAATTAATTCATCAGCAAAGCCTTTGTATCTAGTCCACACAACTGGTTTTGCAACAACTTTATTATCCTCATAAACATATTCAAGCATCCTAACAAATACCTTTGTAGACCTTGTCTTAATATTATGCTCACAAAGAGGGCACTTATTCCATGGTTCACTGTCACTGTCTCTAAGACATGCAACATTTCTCCATCTATCTCCCACTTTTACATTATGGACATCAGCAATAACTAAATCCTCTCCTGAAGAGACATCAAATCTAACAATTGCAGTTGTCTTATCATCACTTAAATAGAAATATCCAACTCTTGGAAATTCCTTCTTAGGTGCTGCAGGTGTTCCTGCTTCCATTTTTGAATAACTATCATATGAGTATTTTCCCATGATTAATTTTCCTCCATATATTATATATTATATAACTTTATTTTTTATTTTTACAATATTTTTCTAGCCAATCTGAAGAACTCAACACTTCAAGGTTATCAAATTCTTCTTGAGTCAGGTCATTCACATCTTTATGCTCAGGAATCATTATCACATCAATAAATGCATTTGTAATATTATCAATAAATTTCTTAGTTGCTTTCCTACCTGCATCATCCCCATCAAAGGCTAAATGATAGAATCTGATTCCACTCTTATTAAGTATTTTATATTGATAATCTGTACCTGTACCAAACATGGCTATTGCAGGGTATCCAAACCCATAACATGTGAGAGCATTAATTTGACTTTCACACACAGTTACTTCAGGAATACCCTTCTTTATAATGTAGTTAAGTAAATAAACTGGTTTTTCTTTATTATAGTCTATGTGGAATGTTTTATCATTAACACTCCTTCTAGTGAGCATATATAATCTGTTATGTTCATCCCACACAGGAAACACAATCATCTCCTTTTCAGCATCATACTTAACTTTGAATAACCTACAAATATCCTTATCAAGATGTCTCTTATCTAAATATGGGTGCCAATCCTCATATTTATCAAGTATAGATTCATCAAGAAACTCTTCCTTTTTATCTTCAAATAAATTATCATCAAAAAGATTTTCTTTATGCTCTACTAAGACATCTCCTACATAATTAGATACTAGCCACTGCTTACCATATTTTTCATCTGCATCAAAGCACTCACCTATTAGTTTAGGGAGTTTCCCTGATTCTTGACAGGAAAAACAATGCCATATTCCATCCTCATTAACATAACAAGAAGGAATGCTCTCTGAATGATAAGGACAAGAAATAACTACTTGACCTGCCTTTTTCTCAATTTTACTTAATTTACCATTAGTTAATTCTCTCTTAACTTTAAGTAAAATATTATAAACAGACTCTTCAATTGTATAGTTACCTACTTTAATCATTAGAAGTAATCTCCATCTTCTGAATTTTTCTTTTCATAGGATTTTACAACTGCTTCACTGACAGCCTCTCCTTCAGTTGGAATGAATACAAAGTTACCTTTGTTTAAGTCTACATTATAAGATAACACTTTACCATTTTCAGAATCCCTTGATTTAACTATTGTAAGTTTCATAAGGGTATCTTTCTTTTCTAGGAAAATAATGAGTGTACTATCTTGTCCAATTCTATCAGACATAGCAATTTGAGTTGTATCTACTCCATTTTCAGAAGAGGTTCTATTTTGTTGTGATACACTAATAATAGGAATCTTCTTCATAACTTGTAGAATTTTTAAGTCTTTTGAAATATTACTTGCCTTTTCTACAGGTGTTTTACCTTTTCTCTGGTCTTCTAATAAGGATAGTTGGTCTACAAACAAAATATCTAACTCTTCCTTTTCAATAAACATTTTAAGAGCAGACACTGTTGCAGGACCTTCTATCATTGCAGGTGTGATAACCTTAATAGAACCTGAAATAAGTGTAGGAAGTTTTTCAATGTATTCTTTGTAAGCATCTGAGAACATACTATTACCATGAATGATGCCTCCATTATTGATGTGTCCAATCAAGGTATCAATTCTGTAACCCACCTTATTCTCTGACATTTCACCTGAATAAATTCCTACCTTAAGACCTTGATTAGCAGAAGCAACAGCACATTTCAATAAAATCCAAGATTTACCGTAGTTAGTTCTAGCAACAATAGTTGCAAGTTCTTCTTGTCTATCAAAGCCACCAATAATAGCATCTAATTCAGGAAAACCTGTAGACACATAATACTTACCACTGTCTTTGCACTTTTCAATATAAGCATCATATCTGCTAGTATCTTTAATGATATCAACAGACTTT